AGAATAGGCCCCATCGATGAACCTATACAAGTATCGACAGAAGAAGACCTTATAAGTGTCTTTGGTAAACCACTTTCAACTGACGCACAGTATGAATATTGGCAAAGTGCATCATCATTTTTATCATATGGTGGTGTTTTAAAAGTAGTAAGAACAGATAGCACAAACTTAAACACAGCAAACGCTGGTGTTGGTGTTGCCTCAGATACAACTTTAAAGATTAAGAATTACGACGATTATAATGCAAGTTATACTTCATCTGCTGATTATAATTGGGCAGCGAAAACTCCTGGCTCATGGGCAAATGGATTAAAGGTTTGCGTGATTGACGATGCTGGAGATCAAACAATCGGTATTACAACAACAAGTCTTTCTGACTTTGGTTGTGTAGTTGGTAACGGTGTCACAGTTGCAGTAAGTGATGTAGTCATACCTGGTGCAGGAACAACGTCAACGTTCACTGGATATTTAAAAGGAATTATTACTGGTGTTTCTACAGATGCAACTGGTGCTGCTGGTGGTTCAACATTCGATGTTAAACTTACTCATCGTGTAACAGGTGCTGGTGGAACTGCTTCTTATGCTGAAACTAAGATAGATTACGCTGAAGGAACAAGATTCGCATCAATCAAAGCTGCCGATAGCATATTCTTCTTGAATAACTCTGGTATCAACACTGGTGAACCAAATGCAGCAAACACTGCAGTTTCTGCAAGTGTAGTAACAGTTGCTGACTGGTATAATTCACAGACTTTAGATCTAGACAATGCGACCATATTCTGGAAATCATTAGCACCAAAACCAACAACTAGTGTATACTCATCAGAAAGAGATGGTGAAGGTGATGGAATTCATGTTGCTGTTGTTGATGACTTCGGAGTAGTAACAGGTATTAAAGGTAATGTTCTTGAGAAACATTTAAGTCTCTCAAAAGCAGTTGATGCAGTTTCATCTGTAAATTCACCTCAGAAAACATACTATAAGAATTACATTGCAGACTTCTCTGATAATGTATATGCAGGATTTAATCCATCTAACGCATTAGATACTTATCATTTAACCACACCATTAGCAACTGGATTTGGAACTGATTTTGTTCCATTTACAACTGCTCAAGGATTATGGGGAAACAATGCACAAGGAACAACATTCTCTGCTATCGGTAATGTAACATATACACTTGGTGGTGGTGAAGATTATCAAGCAGGAATTCCAGCACTTGGTGGTAACGGTGGTATGAGAGCAACATTAGGTGATCTCATGACATCCTATGATTTATTCTCTAATAAAGATGAAGAAGAAGTAGATTACTTAATCATGGGGCCAGGCTGTAGTTCTAAGGATCAATCTCAAACAAAAGCAAATAAATTAATTGCTATTGCCAATGAGAGAAAGGATTGTATGGCAACTATCGGGCCACACAGAGCAGATATTGTAAACGTTACAAACACAACAACTCAAACAAATAACTTGATTGAGTTCTTTAGCCCACTAACAAGTTCTTCTTACGCTGTATTTGATAGTGGATACAAATACATGTATGATAGATTCAACAATGAATTCCAATTTGTTCCAACAAATGGAGATATTGCTGGATTAATGTGTAGAACAAATCTTGTTGCTTATCCTTGGTTCTCACCAGCAGGGCAACAAAGAGGTTTAATTAATAATGCTATTAAACTAGCATATAACCCAACTAAAGATCAAAGAGATCAACTTTATCCTCAGAGAATTAACTCTGTTATCACCAAACCTGGTGTAGGAACATTACTCTTTGGTGATAAGACTGCACTTGCATTTGCATCTGCATTCGATAGAATTAATGTTCGTCGTTTATTCTTAACAGTTGAACAAGCTCTTGAGAGTGCTGCTGAAGCACAACTCTTTGAGTTAAATGATGAATTAACAAGAGCAAACTTCAGAAACATTGTTGAACCATACTTAAGAGATGTCGAAGCAAAACGAGGTATCTACGGATTCTTAGTTATTTGCGACACTACAAATAACACTCCTGATGTTATTGATAATAATGAGTTCAGAGCTGATATCTTCTTGAAACCTGCGAAGTCAATCAACTACGTTACTCTAACGTTTGTTGCAACTAGAACAGGAATCAGTTTTGAAGAAGTCGCTGGCCGCGTTTAACTTTATAAATACAATCATCGGAGGAAACTAAACCAATGGCCCAAACAAGAGACAATAGAACAATCTCGCAATTTAAATCCAGATTACTGGGTGGCGGTGCTAGACCGAATTTATTTGAAGTTGAACTAACAAACTTACCAGCGAGTGTAACATTCCCTTGGCAAGCAGAGCGATTCGGATTTTTATGTAAGGCAGCACAGATGCCAGCACAAACCATCGCTAACATAGACGTTCCATTTAGAGGTCGTATTTTTAAAGTTGCTGGAGACAGAACAATTGAAAACTGGACTATCACAGTAATCAACGATGAAGACTTCTTATTCAGAAATGCATTTGAAGAGTGGACACAACAGATCGCAGCATTAGATGATAACATGGGTTCAACAAACCCATCATCTTATATGGTAAATGCCAAAGTATTCCAACTTGGTAGAGGATCACAAGTAGCAAGCACTAATAATAGTGGAGATGCAAACGTAGTTCTTAAGGAATATGAGTTTATTGACATATTCCCAATTTCAGTTGGAAGTATTGATGTATCTTACGATTCAAGCGATACAATAGAAGAATATACAGTTGAATTTGCAGTTCAGTCTATCAGAGTTACAGGTGCTGGCCAAGCAGGTTAATTTAAGTTGACTAAATAGTAAAAAGAAACTATAATTCATATAGAGTAACTCTATTATGGCTAAATTATTTGGATTCTCGATAGAGGATTCCGAACCACTATCTCCTACTGCGGTCTCACCTGTTCCTCCAAATAACGAGGATGGGTCTGACCACTATATGAGTAGTGGTTTTTTTGGTTCTTATGTTGATATCGAAGGTATCTACAAAACCGAATACGACTTGATTAAAAGATATCGTGAACTAGCACTTCAACCAGAAGCGGACAGTGCTATTGAAGATATTGTTAATGAAGCAATTGTCTCAGATACAAATGATGTACCTGTAGAAATTAATCTTGATAATTTAAATGCCAGTGATGGCATTAAAGATAAAGTAAGAAAAGAATTTAGACACATATGTGATCTATTAGATTTTGATAAAAAGGCACATGAAATCTATAGAAACTGGTATGTAGATGGAAGAATATATTATCATAAAATAATTGACCTAAAAAAACCAGAAGAAGGTATTCAAGAATTACGTTATGTTGATGCATTAAAGATGCGTTATGTTCGTCAACAGAAAAGTAAGAAGCAAGATCAAATAAAAATAAACACTGGAAACTCACCAGATCCAATGGATTATAAATTTCCAGAGATTGAAGAATATTTTATATACAATGCTAGTGGTAAATATCCAACAGGAAATATAAATGCAACTGGTGCAAGCCAAGGTATGAAAATTGCTAGAGATGCAATCACATATTGTACCTCTGGATTAGTAGATAGAAATAAAGGATCAACACTTTCATATCTTCATAAAGCAATTAAGTCTATCAATCAACTTCGTATGATTGAAGATAGTTTGGTGATTTACAGACTTTCAAGAGCTCCTGAGAGAAGAATCTTCTATATAGATGTAGGTAATTTACCTAAAGTAAAAGCAGAACAATATCTCAGAGATGTGATGATGCGATATCGGAACAAACTTGTTTACGACGCTAACACAGGAGAGATCCGCGATGACAAGAAGTACATGGCAATGCTTGAAGATTTCTGGCTCCCTAGAAGGGAAGGTGGCCGTGGAACTGAAATTTCTACTTTGCCTGGAGGTCAAAACCTTGGTGAAATCACGGATATTGAGTACTTCAAAAAGAAATTATATAGGTCGCTCAACGTACCGCCTTCCAGAATGGATGGAGAGGGAGGATTCAACTTGGGAAGATCCTCAGAAATATTAAGAGACGAATTAAAATTCACAAAATTTGTAGGTAGATTAAGACATAGATTTTCTAGAATGTTTGACGATATGCTGAGAACTCAGCTTATATTGAAGAACATTATCACCCCAGAAGACTGGGAAATAATGAGTGAACACATACAATATGACTTTTTATATGATAATCATTTCTCAGAATTAAAAGAAACAGAACTCTTTAATGAAAGAATTACAGTTGCTGCGGCTGCTGAACCATATGTTGGAAGATACTATTCTCAAGATTATGTAAGACGTAGAATACTTCGTCAGACAGATATGGAGATAATAGAACAAGACGCATTAATGAAAAAAGAAATTGCAGATGGTGTAATTCCAGATCCAAATGCACCAGTTGATCCACAAACAGGTCAACCAATTGGTGGTGAAGATCTAGGAGCTCCAGTCATGGAACCTGAGATAGATGGGTCTGCAACTGAAGCACCAGAACTACCTAAAGGTGGTGAAATATAACTGCACTACCTGTAGTGTATAAATACTATACGAGTAAATTAAAATCATGGATGAATTAATGGATATGATGACTACTGACGAGTCACCATCACAAATCAGCGACAAGATCAAAGAGATTCTATTCAACAAATCAGCAGAGAGAGTTGATGCTTTCAAAACTGATGTTGCGAATGGAGTTTTTGGTGATGTCGATGTTGAGGATGAAGAATTAGATGATGAAGTTGTTGATGAAGTTGAAGTTGAAGATGAAGTAGAAACTGAGGATGAAACCGAAGTTGAAGCTGAATTAGAAGATCAACAATAAATTATAAATAAAAGTTAAATGAAACTATTAGCATAATGGCACATAGAACCGTTGGTATAGGAACATCGATTGCGTTGACAGGAACTGCAACGACTTCTAATGCTTTCAAAGTACAATCACATGTTTTAAGAATCGTAGCAACGGGAGGTAATGCCTATGTTGCAATAGGAACTGATCCAGT